TGAAGCATAATTATGGCCAGTGTCCTCTTTGTAAATACAAACAACTTCCAAGAAGAGCATTTAGTGTCACTAAGCATATTTGCAATAAATGTTATTCTAGCTTAAACAATTCTTCTTCCAGAAATTATGAAATTAAATGGTTAAAAGAAGAAAAAGGCTGTTCTATGGAGAAAATAGAGCCGTATCTTGGGGACTATCAGCCACCAGAAGAGATGAAAGACCCTGTTTTCATGGGTTATGAATGGGTAGACACTTATCAAATAAGGAAAAAACATCGAGGCAAAGGACGGCCACACGTTACAAATCATTCTAAATTCTGTCAAGCCAAAGTTAGAAAGGCATCGACACAAAACAAACAGTGTACTAATCATTCTATGATTGGAGAAAAGTATTGCAAGATACATTTAGAGCGCAACACAAGAATTGATAACTATGCTGAGTTTTGTCTAAATAGAAACAAATACATTGAAGAACAATGGAAAGAATTAGAACATTTAATTCGTATCAGTAAAGCCGACGACATTACTATTTCAGAAGCAATCGGTATAACGGTTGAAGCGTTAAAAGAAAAGCATAGTGGAGTAGTAAAGCCTCATCCTACTGGAGCAATTATTAGTAAAGAAAAGGTTAGGAACTGGTATAACAAAAATAAACTTCCCGAAGGCTGGCCAACACTAAAAGGTTACGGATGCAGAAACCCTGTGTTAAGCTACCTATAAGGTTATATAGCCTTACTAACTGAGACGTTCAAGGTGATGAGACAATGCAAACAGAGACATACACAATCAACTTAGGAATCACTATCCCAGGACACAAACAATACGAGTCCATTAGGGTTAGTGTGAGCGAAACTGGTACTTTACAAGGAAAGGAACTAGCGGATATTTCTGCAAAGAATGATGCATGGAAGAAACTTAGAATGTCTACTAAGGCAAAACTGTTAGAGGTTACGGCTGACGCAAGAGAAGCAGTAGCAATGACAAGGATGGATAAGTAATGTGTTGTAGTTGTGCAACTAAAAAAAAGAAGAAATTGTTGCAAGTGATGGCAGAACAAAGAGGGATGACTAAAGAATGAATGATTTTGTAATTGCTTTTTCAATAGCTGTAACATTTATTATTGGTTTTTGGACGGGCGTAGATTGGTATCGCAGAAAAATAATACAAGAGGCAATAGATGGTAAAGTTAAGTGAAACTAAATACACTAAGCACGGTGTAGAATGGAGGCATGTTGGCAAAGGTCCAGCGGAAGTGCAAAGGTGCAAAGTTTGCAAAGATGATTTAGTAAACAAACATTCTAAGTTTCCATATGAAAGAGGATGGATTTGTAAGCACTGTAAGACTAAACTTAAACACGGAGTTTCAGACCCGAAGACTTGTTTTCAAGGCTCAGTAATTACGCTGGAGGACTAATGGCATACGACGCATTCAAAAATTTAGATAAGACTGAAGATGTAGTTCGCAAACATCTTAAAGATAATATAGTTTGTAGAGATAGTACTACATATTTAGAGTATCTTGTTTTAAGAGAATATTATTTAGCAACAAGCAACAGTGGAAAGAAGTGTGAGAATGAGAAGTTCTTATCTGATTTATATGATTTATTGCATTACGCACCTAATACTGAAACGATACAAAGAGCAAGACGGAAAGTTCAAAACAAGTATAAAGAATACAGACCATCTAAAAAGATTAGAGACCAGAGGGAACGTTTACAAGACGATTATAGTGATTATGGTTTAGCAGATTGATGATATGGAAATTCGATTGTTTTATATGTGGTTACCGATGGCAAGAAGAGCATAGGAAAATAGGCAAGGAGGATTTTGTAAATAGTGTAAAAAAAGAAGGAAGACCAATGTTGATGTGTCCGCGTTGTCAATTAGATAAAGTGCAAGCACCAATAGTAGGTTACCTTAAACACTAACCAGGATAGGGTAGATGTTCGCTTTTTGGTTTGATTTGTCTCTACCTTAGCTCGCAGAAATCACTCATCTTTGCTGACTGCGAGTATATTGAGCATCTACCCCCTGAAAGAATAAAACATGAAAGTATATTGTGGTTCTACGGGTGGCAAAAGAATGTTATCCTATCTTAAAGAAAAGGATTATGGATTAATGTTAAATCCTATTTCGTGGAAGTATAGTCAAAACGGCGCATTGCCATGGCAGTATTGGTCATTGGATAATGGAGCTTACAAGGCATACGTTGACGGTACTGAGTTTGATGAAGATAGATTTCTTAAAACTGTATATGAAAAAATACCAAGGTCGGACATGCCTCCTGATTTTATTGTTGTACCAGACATAGTGGGAGCTGGAAAGAAGTCATTAGGTTTTAGCATGCACTGGTATAATCGGTGTGTTAATACTCTTAGTAAATACAAATGGTATTTAGCAGTACAAGATGGCATGGAGGTTGATGAGATTGCTAAAGTAATGGATAAGTTTGACGGTATTTTTATTGGAGGCACTGTTAAATGGAAAGTAAAAACAGGAGAAGAATGGGTTAAGTTGGCTCATTCACTAAAGAAACCCTGCCACATAGGAAGGGTTGGAATATTTAGAAGAATAGTTTGGGCAAGGCGAATAGGTGCAGATAGTATTGATTCAACCAGTTTTGCCAGAGCTGTTAATGAAACCCCCAATGGGTTTGTTAGATTAGATTCTGCCCGAGCGCAGACTTTATTGGAGATATAAATGGAAATAATACATAAAACCAAAATGGAAGCATGCTGTCCCAATGGCGGACACCTTAACAAATATGAGATTAGTATTAAGGTACCCTCGTTTGTTGAAGTAGAAAAGTTGGAAAAAGTCTTAAAGTCGTTTGAAGGAAAAAAAATATTTCAAGAAGATTTAATTGTAGATGTTGCAAAGAAGATACATGAAGATTGTTTTTCTAGCATACAAAGTAGACAGGTAGGAATAATAATGGAAGGAGAACATTTAGGATTCCACACTACTACTATATACGAATACCCTGAAACACCTTATTAATGGAAGATTTAGAACCCGTTGTTTGTAATAGATGTGAGCATGAGTTTGTTCCATTTGAACAGAGTTACTACTATTGTAAACAAATGGGTTTTTGTATATGGTGTGTACCTAATAACTAAGACACACACACACCTTCATTTCCACTGGAACATGTTAGTATGTGTGTCTCTCTTTTTTTTTAAAAGAAAAACCAAAGGGGTACGGCGGGTTATTAGTAAAATTAGTAAGTAATGCATTGATTATTTTATAGAAATGTTCCAGTGGAAATAGGGGTGTGTGTCTCTACAAAAAGTATAAATAATACTATATAATATATAATAATAATGGGCTTTGTTACGTTAGAGAAAAGTGAAAAAAAAGAATTGTTTAAAAGAAAACCTTATGCAATGAATCAAGCTGAGCTAAAAGCGTTACGAGAAAAACATATTAAAGAACAATTACAAGTTAGAAATTATATCCAAGCATTAAAAGAAACAGGCGGTTCTAAAACTGATATTAAAACAGCCAATAGTATATTGTTAGCTCTTAAAACAATGGACACTCAATTAAGCAGTCTGATAAGGAACGCTAGGAGATAAGATGGGCTACTCAAGTTTATCTGCTGAAGAATTAACTCCCAACAAGTTAGTGAAGGGACCAGAAGACCAAATTACGTACGATTTAGGTCAGGCTTTAGCAATGGTTGAAATATCTAAAGAAAAATTGTTAGACAGTGTAAGAATAGGCAATGAAGCAGAAAGTGCATTGGCTAATATATATTATACACACAAAAGAGACCCTGAAGAATCAATGCCAAAAGACCACCCTGCTTATAATGTATTAAAAAAAGCAACGGGAGACCTTATATCTTCTAAAAGCAGAGTGTTTAAAGAAAAATCCGTACTTGATAATATAGCCAAAGCAATCAAAAATGCACAAAATTTAGTACGTCGCAAACCTTTCAAACCTGGAAGGGGTGGATTTAAGTATAGACAAGGAACGTATTATTAAACTATATAGCCTCCCTCCCAATATGTGAGTTATGCCATATTCAAAAAGCAATAAACCACCGCATTACATTTTTGCCATATCTGACACTTTTCAAAAAGACTGGAGTACATTCTGTACACAGGCTGACAAAGAACAAAAACCTATATCGGAGCATTTGAGGAATGTCATCAAAAAGCATAACAAATCATCGGATAGTTAAAATTGCTAATACTGGCCCCATAAAGGCCATTGAACGGCATTTGTATTGGCTTTCTATAATTGCTAAGGTAATAGTATTTCTGCTGTTTATTTACGTAATAATGCAAATACCTACTGGGGGTGAAAATATAGTATGACAAACAAAAAAGATAATATAGGAAAATACGCCACAATATCTGATAACGAATTATGGTACCCTCTTAGATGTAACCTGTGTGGAAAAGGTGCGCAATGGGCCAATGAAGGAACTGGTCGCAATTATTGCACTCAATGTATGGAGGACGTTGCTTTTGCATGACCACAAGAAAATATACAGAACAAGATAAAGAAGAAGCTTTTACTCTATACTCGCAGAGCTGGAGTTATGGCGATATTGCTAAAGAAATGAATAAAAGATACGAAGGCTACAAGCTCTCTAAATCTACTGTTTATGGTTGGGCAAAAAAACAAAACTGGGATAAAAGAAAAGAAAAAGTTTTAGAAGAAGTAAGGAACGTAACAGAACGTAAGGCAACCACTTCTATCACGCGCGCAATTAAATTAGGAAGCAAATTACAAAGTAGTTTCAATACCCAATTAGATGACGGCATGGAGCTAAGACCTTCAGACGCTTATGCATGGACACGGTGGCTGGTTCAACTGGAAACTGCAATGGAAGCCAGAGATGTTTTAATTGAAGAAGTTGCACAACTTTCTGCTGAGGCAATGAACAAAGCAGGAATACCAAAACAGAAACAAGCAGCCTTTGCTCAATACTATACACAATTAGTCAGAGACCTCAAAGGTAAATCCAATGACTGATGTTACAGACCATAAAGATTTCATAACCTATTTTGCAAAACACCTAAACCCTGGTAAGATTCCGTTCTTAGAATTTACAGATGAAGCCATGATGGAGTACATGGTTGAGGAACCAGACGAGTATTTTCCACTGGCAGACATGCATAAAACATGGTATAAGTCTCTTCAGGAGAACGAAAGGGTGGCAATTATATGTGCAAGAGGACACTTAAAGACCTCTTTTAGCCTAACTTATTTGCTATGGCAGATGTATAGTAACTCTAATTTCAGGGCATTATATATTGGAAATACCTTTTCTCAGGTAGTAGATAAGCTAACTCAATTTGAAGAATTGTGTAGAAGAAGCTGGCGAGTATCTCCATTAATTCCATCTAAAGAAAACACCAGATACAATAGCGCACGTTGGAACATGACTCAAAAATCATTTTCTAATGGCTCTAGAGTAAGGGGTGCTGTAATAGGTGGAGCATTAGAAGGGCCACACGTTCACTTAATTATTTTAGATGACGTATTGGAAGAGTTCCCAAGATTAAATGATGAGAAGATTATTAATTATCTTAATCGTGTCGTTCTGCCTATGCGTTTACCTAAATCTCAAATAGTATTAGTAGGAACACAAAAGCGTCCTGGGGATATTACTGCGTATGTAAAAGAGAATCCTTACTGGGATTGCATTTGGCATCCTGCGTTAAAGAAAGATGGAACACCACGATGGCCAGAATACTGGACAGTAGATAGATTAGAAGAAGAAAGATTAGCAATGGGTTCGAGAGCATTTGAATCCGAATATATGCTGAATCCTATCGACCCTGACAGTGCAGTTATACCATGGAGTGTACTCGAACCATGCCTAAATAACGACATTGAAATGTTTTCTGGACCAATAAATGGGTGGGTTACGGTCATGGGAGTGGACTTAGCAGTAGGTTTTGACACCCAACATGACGAAACAGCGTACTGTGTTGTTGCCTATAATCCCAAAACTGAGCAGCGTAAAGTTCTACATCAATGGAATGGGAAGGTTCAGGGAGAAGGTGCAAGCTGGTTAAAAGAACAAGTAACTAACATCTCTAAGATAGCAAGCATTTACAATCCTGAAAAGATAATGGTAGAAAGTAATGGATTTCAAAGGTTAGTTGCACATGCTGCTAGAGATGTAGAGAAACTTCCAATAGCTACACATAATACAGGAAATGAACGTAACCACGCACAGATTGGTATTCCTGGGATTGCTGTAGCAATGGAAAAAGGATTATACGAAATACCATTTGGAGGAACAGCAAAAGAAAACAGCAGACCAGGAACACGTGATTTAGTTAGAGGTTTAATGCAATTAATGTGGGACGGTAAAGGAAAGTTAGAAGGGCATGTTGCAGACCCAGTAATTTCGCTTTGGATGTGTGAATTAGCAATAGAAGAAAGAGAACGCAAAAAGTTAAATATGACTAACTGGACTTGGTTGTGATGGGAATATTGGACAGGTGGTTTAACACCAAATCAAAAAAAGCTAAATCGGGGCTTCAAACGTATCTCGATAAAAACACCAATTCATTGCTAAAAGAAGCACGTACTCCCGTGTACGATGCTGGGGCTGCGTCGTCTTATCAGTCGGGAAATCAACTGATACAGCCACCTTTTGACCAGCATTATGTTGAATACCTTGCAGACAATTATTCCCATCTCCGCACAGTTATACAGAAAATAGCTGCCCAAACAGTAGCAAAGGGCTGGGAGGTTTCTCCAGTTGATGATGATGAAAACAAATCAGAAGACCAAAAAGAAGCTATAGAAAAACTACTTACAAATCCATCTAAAGGAAGTGCAGACATTAATGGCTCAGAAATAATTAAAGCTATAGTTAGACAATTAGAAATATTTGATGATGCATGGATTTCTATTATTTATGAAAGAGTAGTTAGTGAAAGCGGAGAAACAGTTGGCAAAAGAGTAAAGGAACTTTGGATAGAAGACACTAAGAAAATGCGCTATAATACAGACAGATATGGACGCTTCCAAGACGTTGATAGGTTCTGTCCTTTATGTAGAAATGGCGTTGGAACGTTAAAACATTGCAATAACTCAGGGTGTAACGACGCTGAGACAGCTCTAATTGCATATACTTTCCAAGATGAGGAAGGAGATATCTATTTTGCACGGGATGAAGTTTTACACTTTAACAAGTATTCTTCCTATGCAAGGTTGTATGGTAATCCACCTATTCTTGCTTTAGCAAAGAAAATAGAAACAGCTCTAGCAGTAGAAGCATATCAAAATAAAGTCTACATGTTAGAAAGACCGCCTAAAGGATTCTTAGACATTCCTGGACATAATGAAGATTCTTTAACTAGATTAGGAGAATACATTGCAGAAGAAACTGCACGTAATCCTAACTTTATTCCTATCATATCTTCTGGAGAAGGTAAGTCTGGGGCCAATTTCGTTACTGTTATGCCAGACCAAACAGAAATGGGAATGCTTCCATACTTAGAAAAAATCAATAATGACGTTAATTCTTCTTATGGTGTTATGCCATTGGCTATGGGTGACACCGCAGGAATTGGAGGATTAAATGCAGAAGGTGAACAAATAACTATGATGGACAGAACCATTATGGAAACACAGGCAGTTATTGAAGAAGGATTTTTTAAACCATTATTGAAACTAATGGGTGTTACTGATTGGGAAGTTAAGTTTAATGAGATAAATGAAGACAATGAACAGATGGAATTATCTAACCTAACACAGAAGATAGAGATTATCAGAGGATTTCAAGAGCTTGGTATTACTATTGATATGGATGAAAACGGGGAATTAATATTGCCTGATGACGGAATTAAGGAGGAGTTAGAACGAGAAAAGCCAGAACAAAACGGGTATCAGGTGGAAGAGGAGCAAGAAGAATTGACAGATACATCTCAGCCCTCAAAACCGCCATCCGTAAAACCGTAAAAAAAGAACTTAACCGATTAAAAAACGCAAAAGATTGGGAAGACCTAAGAGCTAGAAAAAACATGCTCATGGTAAAATTGCCACGTATTTTAAAAAACGAATTAGGTCGATACATAATTAGAGCGTTTAAATATACGTATAAGCAGGAGAATCGTCAATTTAAGAAATCTACAGGTAGTGTTGAAATAGATTTAAACTACGATGCTTCTAATCTTTTAAGACAATTACACGATGGAATATTGCGTACAGACTCTTTCTATCAACAGTTTACTGGGGAATTAGGCTCTGAATTAGATAAAATATTAGCAGAAACATACATAGAAGACACAAACTTAGATGCAATGATTGACGCAATTTTAGCTGGAATGGAACGTAAAATTAATTTATCCGTTGGCAGAGCTACAAGAATTGCTCGAACTGAATTGATACATGTGTCTAATGAGGCAAGACTAAGGGCGTTTCAAGAAAGAATGGAAGAGACTGGAGAAGAATACAAGTTTACATTAGTTGTTGCAGAAGGTAGAAGAACCTGTGATGCCCATAAAGAATTAAAAAGGAGAATACCTAAAAAGGGGCTTCCGTTACAAGAGTTGATAGAATTGCAAATTGAAGTTGGAAAAAAACATTTTGGTCCACAATGGACTCTTCAAGGACATGCAATGATGCACCCTAATCAAAGAACAATATTAACGAGGCAAGTATGAGCAGTTGCAAGAAATGCAGAGCTGGGGCCATGAGAGTACATATCTTAAGTAATGGTTTTTGTCAAGAATGTAATGAAGAAATGGCATGGAAGAATGGAGAAAGAGAAGCCCGTAAACAAGCAAACAAAGCCAGACGTATTGCTCTTTATGAAAAGTTAAAAAAAGGCGTTAACAAAAAGTGGAAAGAAAAATATGGTGATGACGATGTTAATACAGTATTGGGGTATAGATAATGGCCATTACGGTCACAGGTCTTGACGAATTATCTGCTAAAATAACTGCCACGGAAAAAACGATTCCTAAGAAATTAGATTTAGCAATGAATGATACTGCTGATGCTATTATGTTAAAAGCAATGCGATTGGTTCCTGTAGATAAAGGTGTTTTAAGAAATAGTATTGGAACAAATTTAGAAGGATTCCAGCATAAGATAATTTATGCAAATGCAGATTACGCTAACAAAATAGAGTATGGTGAACCTATTGGGGGAGACCCAAAAACTCAAGACGAAAGAGCAGACCCTCCTGGACCAAGACCCTTCATGCGTCCAGCTTTTCAAACAGAAAAAAAACGTTTGACCGAATTTTATGAGAAACGGAAATAAAACATGCACTGTAGAATGGGCGGAATATATATGGGTGGACCCTCAAACACGGGAAAAAGTTAAATGCAAAATCCCAGTAATCATAGAACATGTATAGACGTCATTTAAAACATTCAAACAAAAAATTATACACTCTTTGCGGACATCGTTGTACTGAAATGGAATTTAAGAAATTACCAACAAATTTAGACTATATAACTTGCTCAAAGTGCAAAACTATGCACAGTAACGCAAAAAAGAAGGCGAAGGCTATATAACCCGCCCCGCCTAACGTGATTTGCCTTGGGGTAAAAACAAGGTAGAGACAAATGCAAAAAAAAGAGGTAAACAATTGAGCTTAGTCGGTTCTGGAAACTGGTGGAGCAAGAAAGACAAATACACAGAATGTCCAAGTTGTGGAAAGAAAGGTTACTATCAAACAAGTTTGGTAGACAATAACAATAAGATTCACAAATGGACAAAGTGTATGTACTGTAAAGAAACAAAAATACTGGAGACTCACTAATGATTCAATGCGATGAATGTGGAAAGATGGTTAGAGGTAAAACTCCTCAATGGGTTATAGACCAAGATTTAGTTTACACATGTCAAGAGTGTGTGGAGAAAGAATGCAAACAACATTAGATAGCTTTACAGCCAAACCAAAGCCTGTTAGAAACAAGAAGGGCTACGCACATCCAAATCCTAATGGAACGTCTTGGTGTGGACCTACAGCTCTAACAGTACTTACTGGAAAAAGGTATGATATTATTGAGAAAGATTTACTTAGTAAAAAAGCCAACAAGAAAAGAAAATATATTAGAGGAATGTGGGCAAGTGAAATGCGCAATGCATTACGTAGATACGGATATAGTATGAATCATTCCAGTAGTCACGGTTGCAATACATTTAGACAATGGACTAAAGCAACATACGGACAGCGTGGAAAGAAATGGTATCTAATACAAACAACCAGTCATTTCTTAGTTGTTAAAGGAAACAAAGTATGGGATAACAATACTCCACGAGAAGGCGTGCCTATTACTAAATCCAGACTTTACAAAAGAGCAAGGTTAGAAAACATCTATGAAGTAGAGAGGATTAAGAAATGAAATGCGGACGTTGCGGAATGCTTAGAAACAAAAACGTAGGATGGTGGGGTACAGTTTTTACAAAGGAGAATCCTAATTTAATACTGTGTCCACGGTGCTACAAAGAATGGCAAAACAGTTTTAAAGGATGATTTACGTATGGGATTGATGAGTGGTTGCGTATGCAAGAATGTTAACACCGAATGGTCTACATCTCGTAGTTGGTATAATGACAGAGTAATGGACACTTACATTTCAGCTCCTATTGTCGATAAACAGGGAGATATGATTCCTACAGAAACAATAAAAGAAGCAATGGATTTTTACATGAAGCATGGAATCTACTCATACAAACATGATGAGATACCAATAGGACAACCATTAGCTTACAAGATTAAAAATGGTAAAGTATTATTGAAAGTTGGAATCCACAATAAGTTAGACATGCATAATAAAGTGTGGAAAGAGATTCAAGAATTTGGTAGTAAAGGAGCAAGCAGTATCAGAGGAGAGGCAGTAAATCAAAATCAAGAATGTCCTCCAGGAGAGAGTTGCTTTACCAAAATAAATAAGCTCGGACTATGGAGTGTGAGCTGGGTGGGAGATTCTCCTGCCAATCCAGAGGCAACAGTACAAACTGTGTCAATGGCAAAAGAAGAAGAAAAACCAAAAGCCAGAAAAATATACGTAGACAAACCAAGCGATGCTCCAGAAGGTGCAGATGTTAAAACAGGAAAAAGAGGCGGTTACTATTACTACGAAACAAAAAAGTCGGGGGAAAACGTGTCGGAAAACAAGTTAAAGAGCAATTCACATATAAAGAAATGTGGAGAATGTAAGAAACCAATCGCAAAATGCGATAAGTGTAACAAGCCAGTAGAGAAGTTTAATCCAAGCAAATACACGCATGAGATGTTTCAAGGGTTGGGCGTATTAAGTAGGATGACTTGGTTAAAAGATTCTGCTAAATTATATACAGATGTTTCAAGAATGGTAAATGATGTAACATCAGGAATAAAGCGAAATGATAACACTCCGCTTGGTAGAAAGACAGGTCAACAGTTATCACGATTAATGCAAAACCTTTCACAAATGGAAATTAATTTGGGAAAAATGGTTACTTCACACGGGGCAGTAGTAAAAGAAATGGATAAGGGATACAAAGCTGTAGAAAGATTAAAATTAGATATGGAGAGATAAATGAGCTACAATCAAACAAACAAAATACACAACCCTTTTGAGGGTAAAGAGTTAGAAAAAGGCAAACTTAGAGAACCACTAAAGTTAGCTAAAAATGCAATAGCAGATATGAAAGAAGCAGATAAAGCGTTAGCATTAGCTGCTAAACATTTTAGAACAGCAGGAATATCGGCAAGTGAAAGTGCCAGTATGCTTGAATTATTATCTACAAGAGTGGGAAATATAACTTTGTCATTAGATAAAGACACCCGCAAAGAGTTAAGAATATTAGCTAAAACACAAGATACAAACGCAGCTAAACTTAAAGCAATAGCTAAATTATTAATGGACACTGGTCAAAAATCACCTTTCTATAAAGCACTAAATGTTGCTGTTGTTTTAGAAAAATTAGATAAAAGTGCAGGAAGAAAACGATGAGTTTTAATCAACACATAGGAGTTACTAACAATCCGTTATCCAAAGCAAGACCTAACGATTTACTTAACGAAGAGGTAGTTGGTAGATGGTTTAAGGCACGTTTTGGCAAAGACCCTGAAAAAGATAAATCGTATTTTAAGCAATGGTTAATGCGAATGAAGGTTGCACATAGAGAGGAAGGTCCAGATGCATTTCCTTGGCAAGCAGATAACAAGAGTATTAGCACTTGGAAAAAGATTACAGGAAGAAGACAATTACGAATCAATACAAAGGATGAAGCTACTATTAAAGGACCATCTGATGACAGAGAATATTTTGAGTTTTTAGACGAGTTAAGAGAATCTGGCAGAACCAACATGATGGGAGCTGGACCTTATCTTAGGCGAGAGTTTGGCATGGATAGAAACGAAGCGCGTAAAGTTCTTCTACGATGGATGAGAACCAAAAGGGACAGAAGACCTACATATTTTGATAGAGATTAAAATGAACTACAACAAAGCAGAGCTGTGTAAAGATTGCAAGAAGCCAGAGAAACTAGTAGAGAAGAAAAGAGATATACACCTTACTGATAAACACCAAGGCGCAGTTATGAAAGCAATGTCAAAGTTAGGAAATTTAGATAGTACTTTAAAGCAGTTGCGAGGAAATGTTAAAAGCGGGTATGCCGCATTAGAAGGCAAAGACGAAGCTATTGCTTTGGCAAGTCTCAATCAAGTAATACAATTAAAAGATTCTGCCCATGAGAAACTAATTGAATATTACAAATTCCTTGATAAAGTAAAGAGAAGAAGAGGAAGATGAACTACAACAAAGCAGAACTGTGTAAGGATTGCAGCAAGCCAGTTAAGAAGACAAGTAGAGTAAGACATTCATTACTTGGCTTTATTAGATTTTTAGATTTAGAACTTAGAAAAATACTTGAAGACATAAGAAGAATGGGCCACCAACCACCATCAAGAGCAGAGGCCCGAATAGTGGAAATTATAAGACAAATGAGGACACTCCGATGAACTACAACACAGCAGAACTATGTAAAGATTGTAAGATGCCTGTCGTAAAGATAGACAAGACTATGCTACGAGAAATGGTATTAGTAGTAGAAAACGATTATCAATTTTATAGGTCCAACGTTATTCCATGGGCGCAAAATGCAGCACGCAAAATGAAACGTGGCAACTTTAACAAGAATTTGTTTATTGGCGGATTAGAAAGAAACTTAGCCAAACGTGTCCAAATGAGATATTACGAAATAGAAAGAATGGGTAGACCTCCTGTATTATCTAATGCTGAAAAAAAGTATATTGCAATGGAGTTCTTAGATAAAATTATAGAGCTGGCTGAAGATTACAACAAATGAGTTTCAATCAACATCAGGGAACAATGAACAAAAGAAATCCAGGAACTCAATGGGCTGGCAAATATGCCAAACTAAGTGCATCTGTTAAAGAAGCATTAGCAAAATTAGATAAGCTTTCAAGAAGGGGACATGGCGATTATTTTGAAAGGAAATTGTTACACGAAGCTATAGAGCTATTAAAAAGGTAATATACAACAAATGAGTTTCAATCAACACCAGGGAACGATTAACTCTGTTGTTAAAAGAAGAAATGCTACAAGAAAAGAAATACGGCAATTAAAACAATACAGTACTTCTTATGTTAAACACTATACTTACAAATATTGTATTACTAAAAGAAATTATCTTAAATTAAAAAAGTTAGCTCAAAGGACATCTACCTACAAAAACGGTTACGGAGGTAAAAAAATATTACAAACCTTAAGGATGTTTGAACAAGATTCAAATTGGCGTGAAGGATTGCCTGATATACTATGTCTAAGTCAAGAAGCTAAAACAGGAATTGAAGTTGGCATAAGAGAATTGGAATGGTGGATTGATAATAGGTAATATAGCCACTACTCTACAAAAGGGTTATAGAGGCAAAACAGTTATAAAGGACATTTTAGATTATTAGTTATGAGTGATTTCTGTACTTGCGGTCAGCAAAAGACCCTTGACCTTGATTACGAGGTTCAACATGACTACGAGGAAGACGAAAAAGTCTTACCTCCTGCCGACGATACTGAGAAGGCAGAGGAAGAGGAAGTTGAAGAAGTAGCAGAGGAGACCCCTGATGAAGAAGAGGAACTTCTGGAAGAAGGAAAAGGATATACCCGAAAAGACATAGTTGCATTAGCAGCTTTGTTAAAACATACGCTAAAGCGTCTTGAAAAAGAGGGTGAAGAAGAAATGGAAGAAGAAATGGAAGAAGAAGACGAAGAAAAGGAGATGCCAATGGAAGAAGAATTACCAATGGAAGAACCTATGCTTGAAGAAGAAGAGGAAGTTTCAATGTCTGTTAAAGAAGCATTGAAAACCTTAGAAAAATCAGGTATGTCTGTCTATTCTGGTAGTAAAGCAACACCTGCACCACGCAGAGTTGAAGCTGAAAAACCAATAGCAATTAACTGGGCAGAGTTTTCTAAATCTATGGATGAAATACACCGCATGGAAGAAAGAGCAGGAGTAAACTAAAAATGGCAGGAATGAGTTTTGAAGAGTATGTGCAAGCATACTACGGAGGCACGCTTGGTATAGCCAAAAGATACGGTATTCAGAAAGCAGACGATAAATTTCAATCGACTGACCCAGCAGGGGCTTTCAACACCATGTATGGTGCAGCCGTATTCAATCAGCTAAACACCAAATCAGAAGTATTTAAACTTCTTAAGAAAGAGGCATGGACCCAATCAGGTTGGAGAGTTTTGACTGGACGCCACACCACTACAGAAGGTAGGGCAGAGGGTGCAGAATTTCCAGAAACCGATAAACCAGATATACTTGAAGTTAGCGCAACGCTAAAAGAAGTTGTAACTCCTTGGGAAGTAACCACTAAAGCTGAATTGCTTTCAGAAGCAGATGATGGAATTAAAGGAATTGTTAATTTCTTAAGAACTGAAAACGCTGAAGCACACACTTATTACATTGACCAAATGTTGTTACAAACTGTGGACACCCCAGCAAGCAACAACTTTGAATCATTAGATAGGCTTGGTTGTGACGCAGCAGCAAGACCTTACATTGCAAGTGCTGCATCTGATTTAGATATGTATGATGTTACAAGAGACGGAACTACTGCAAACGCATGGGCTGAAGGTAACTGTGTTTTGGCAACAGCAGGAAGTGCAGGTCACGCAGCTTTAACACTAACTGATTTAGATGCTCTAATTCAAGAAGCATTAGAAAACGGTGTTAACTACAGTGATTTGATTTTGTTAACTGGATATGATACTTACCAAGATTTGAAAGCATTAATGTTATCTACAACTAACAATACTTTCCGAGCTGATTTATCAGCAGTAGGAGGAGGTAGTGCAGGTGGAGTTACTGGAGAAGCAGGTTTGAACTTTGATTCTCGTGTCGGTGCATACGATGGAATACCAATATTCCTATCTCAGCACGTTCAAAAAGACACCACATCAAGAATACACTTACTTGACATGGCTAACTTAGCAATGAGAATTGCAGCACCAACAACCTATGTAGACAGCACTAATCTTGCAGTATTGCAGAAACTAAGCAAAGAGTTTGCTTTTGTAACTGCTGGTGAATTAATCTGTTATAAATTTAACACACAAGGTAGTATCAGAAACTTGAACGGTTAATGTTAGTAGGAGGACTTAAAATATGGTCAAAGTTACTAACACCACAAGCAAGGTACTTAGCAGGAGGCATCCTTCTGGGATTATACTCCACTGGTCACCTGGAGAGACAAAAGATATTGAAAGTGAAAGACTCCTTAAAGAAGTCTCTAACCAATCGTGTTGGAAAATCGGCGAGAGCGTCGGCAAAAAAGACGTTGGTGGGGGGATTAAGACTGGGGTCAGACCTCCTAAGCGTAGGGGCAGACCTCCTAAGTCCGAAAGCAAATCCAAAAAAGAAGAAGTAAAGTCAAAGAAAAAGCCTAAAAAACCCAAAGGTCTTAAGAAGGCCAAGAAGGAGAAGGCTGACTAATGGCAAATACTATAGAATCAACAAGACATAGCAGTTCGCAAAAGTCATTATTTGTGGAGAATGCAGCAGTAGTGGCACTTTCTGGAAGTGCTGCTGTTGCTATTGAAGAAATAGAGGCTACGTCCTATGACAGGGCAACCATTCAAATTAAACATGGCGTAAGCTCTGGAACTGCAACTATAACTGCAAAAGTATGGGGTAGTTTGTTTAAGGATGCTGGAACAGTTGGCGGAGCTAACTGGACACAGATAGGCGATGATATTACAGTAGCAAATGCTACAAATGCATTAAAATCTATATCTACTACTGGCCTAATGAAAATAGGCGTTACAATGACAATAGCGTCAGGAACACCAAATTTTACAGCAGGTAATTGTAAAGTGTTCTTACAGGGGACCATTTAGTGGATGGCTTCTCCTATATACTCTAATATAGTCACAGTAAGTGAGGTTGTCCCATGGGCGTAACTACTTGGGATGGTTCAGCATCTACAGATTGGGCAACGGTCC